CACCCTCGCGGGTGAGTCACTGTAGCAAATGAAAACCAGAACACGTTCAACACCTGTTGTTACGCCGAGTAGTACTTTATTGAACTACTACGACGACCCCGCCGACACCGTCCATTATGGTACGGTTAAATCGGGTACAACAGCAGCCGCCCAAACCTTCAATGGAACCCTTGATAACAAGGAGACTATTGTTGATGAGGAGCCTGGATACATGACGTTCGGGAATTGCGAGCATACGCGCGCAAGTCTCGTCTGTTATGAATCGTCTAAGACGGAGCGTATAACGCGGTTGGATGGGAGCCATGAAAAGCTCGTCAGACAACCGTGGTTCCTCGTGAACCAGTATCATGCTGCTATCCGCAATACCCCTTCGCCATTGATCCAACCGGATCAGTGGTCAGGATGGTCTGCGGAAGCGCTTGAGTCGTTATTGCCCACCTTTAGCCAAGGTGGGGAGTCGTTGGTGAATTTTGTACTCGAACTCAAACAGACCAAAAGCCTGTTTGATCTTTGGAAACGTAAACATTCGTTTCTAAAGAATATAGCGAACGGCCATCTTAACTTATCGTTTGGATGGCGTCCGTTTATATCCGATGTACAACGCATCTTCAACTCGCTCAAAGACTTTCGAAAGAAAGTCCGAGAGCTGCAGAAGAATAGTAAAATACCTCAACGGCGTCATTACAGACGTTACGTTGATATTATTACTCTTCCGCTGGATCAGGTAGTCGCGTCAGATGGCCCGAATGCAGTCGTCCGTGAGGTCGACTGGATTCAAAAGCCTATCTACACGGCAACCATAAACTATGTTTATGTGTTGCCTGACATGTCTGATCCGTTGAATCAGGTTGCTGCCTTCCTCGACTCCATTGGAGTCCAACTGGATGCATCCATTGTATGGAACGCGATCCCGTATTCGTTTGTCGTTGATTGGTTTTTCAACGTAGGCGAATGGATAGGCAAGCTTCGTGCTGACAACCTGAAGATACCAGCTACAGTGACTGGATTCTGTCACTCCCTCAAGTGGGAGTACAGGTCCAGATACATCTTCTCGAGTAGTCCAACAGCAACCAATCTTGGTGACAAGATGGTACTGTTGGCCGATCGGGAAGTGCTCCGATATATCAGGCGCCGCGATATTCCATCGTGGGGCCTTGATTTAACGGTCCGGACTCCTAACTGGGGGCAACTCGCTTTAGGCGCGTCGCTCCTACGTCAGAGATTCGGAAATGTCACTCTAGTTCTTGGAAAAGGTGGCAGGGGTCCCTGGACTCGCGTCCGGAAACTACTGTAACCTAGAACTAGTTTGGCTTGTATTGGTATCGTTAGATGCCGATGCATACTCATAACGTCACTATATAGAGACGCCTAAAATATGATCGCAACGAGCCTAGCTCTTGTTGGGAGCACGTCAACCCTGACGTACTCCCTGATTAGCATCGTGGATGGTAAATCCATCCGTTCCGATGCTACGGCGCCGCTTGGGGCCCCTCGGACGCTTACCGTTTCACACGGTAAGCGCAACCCGAAGGATTCCAAGTCGCCGGATCGTCATATGGTACGGCTCGACTGGACCAAACAGAATACTGTTACTGGTGCAGACGAGTCGCTGTCCGCGTATTTCGTACTCGAGAATCCAATCTCGAGTACTTTCACGGACACCGAGGTTGAGGACATGAAGAACCAGCTCATTAACTTCCTTGCAGGAAGTAGTGGTGCTGTGTTCAATCAGTTCCAAAACTCGGAGCCTTAAACGTGACTTGGGGTAATTCCCCAGTTACGCTGACGACCCACCGTGGTCTTAGCAGGCGTAACACCATTACATATGAGAATATGTTTTGATGTGATCCTCTGGCTACTGGTGGCATAGGGCCTCTGCGTTTCGTTGCGATCGAGTTATTAGGCGAAGATGTTTACCCAATGGGAAACAATAATAGCTTAATGTCCGGGTTTTACCTGGACCTCTATTGCGACTTATACGCAGACATAGCTGAACGCTTTGGTTTAGCTGCTACAGAGTCTCGGCTCGAGATCGGAAAAATCCGAAATCGAGTCGACTCTGAGGGCATACAGTTTCTAACTGTTTGCCTTCCGAGATTCGGAAAAGCCGTTGATAAGGCTCTTTCGAAAAATACTCTACTTCTGGTGGAAGGTTTCCAAAAGAAACCCAACACTGTAATCCCCAAACTATTTGGGTGGTTAACAAGTAGGATATTTACAGATTCTGGGGCCGAAAGGCCGGAAGCTGATCCCGAAGTGCTCAGAGCACTGAGACAACTTGTATATTTTTATACAAGCTTGAGTTAACCTACAATGATAAGACGACCCAAAAGGTCATCGAGTCATTTGTACGTGTGGACGCCGAATTATTACAATTCGATGTTCAGGATTCCGAAGTTATTTCTCACGCTCGCGATTTTACTCGCGACGTGTTTAGTACTTTGGATCCTTGGCAGATTACTCCAAGACATGGTCCTGGAGCCGTCGCAACCGGCGAGAGAGCCTGTGAAAAACACAGATTCTCGCGCATATACTCAGCCATCGAACGAATATACCCTTATACAGAGTACTTCGTTTATGGACTGAGTCAGGTTGCTGACGAATGCCATACATACAAAGACCTCGAAGTCCTGGAGACGGGCACGGCGAAAGTCGTGCTCGTCCCTAAGGATAGTAGAGGTCCTAGGTTAATCTCGTGTGAACCACTTGAGTATCAGTGGGTGCAGCAAGGTCTCGGTCGCGCATTAGTAGCGCGGCTCGAGGCTCACCATTTAACGAAAGGTCATGTGAATTTCACAGACCAATCGATTAATCGTGAGCTAGCCCTTGCGTCATCAACTGACCAAGAGTGGGTCACACTTGACATGAAGGATGCTTCAGATAGAGTATCATTGAAGCTCGTTGAGAGCCTCTTTGAACTCTGTCCTCAGCTACTGGACGCCCTAAAGGCGACCAGGACACCTGAGACGTTGCTTCCTGATGGTCGGAAGGTGCGTATGAATAAGTTCGCTCCGATGGGAAGCTGTTTATGCTTCCCGGTCGAGGCGTTCGTGTTCTACGCTCTTGCAATCAGTACTCTCATGCACTATAAACGTTATTCTCGCCGCGAGGCGAGGAAACGCGTTTATGTGTATGGTGATGACCTCATAGTGAGACGCGAAGACTATGCGTTTCTACTACATCAGATGCCTTCGTATGGACTAATGTTCAACGAAGACAAATGTTGTACTGCTGGATTCTTTCGAGAGTCCTGCGGATGCGACGCCTATAAAGGCGTCGATATCACTCCGATCAAATTAAGATCAGTGTGGAGTCATCAGCGTAGAATAGATATCGGAGTAGCCGCTTCTTACGTTACGTTGTCTAACGCAGCGTTTAAAGCTGGCTACACGCGGTTGTCGGAACGAGCTGAGTTACTCATGGTGAAAACCATGGGTCCGCTTCCCGTTTTCAGTAATGAAAACGTTGGCGGACTCGGCTTCGTCCGACCCGACGCGTGTACCCATGTGCAGCCTTACGCCGTCCGGACTCGATGGTCACATCGATTCCATAGGCGCGAAGTGCGCACTTGGCAGTCTGTACCGACGTATGAATACGCCGATGCAGATGACTGGAGCACTGTCCTTAGACGACTTACAACGTCTAACGAGTACACCAGACCCGGTACCTATGCGATTCCCCGCCGCAGTCGCCCGAAGCGGGGGTGGACTCATTTGGCCTAATTGGCCAGGTGAGGCGAACTAGTCATTACGACTACTTCGTGCGAGATTACCAAGGACCGGGGCCCGTGCGTTAGCACGGGCCCCGGAACAAGGCTCTCCCTAGAG